CCAGTCTAACAAAAAAGGGAAGATATTGATCCTCCCAGCAAACGATTAAGTTTAATGATTTATCTCCATTCTCCTAGAGTTAAATCGTATGTGAATTTCTCCGGATCGAATCCTTCATTCATTGTAATATCAATGCCAGTCGGATAGAACGGCACCATTTCTTTGGCTGAGTCCCAGCGATACTTTCCTTCAGGTGAAGAGTCTTCAACTTCAAAGTCAAACCAGTCTTCATCATCCTTTTCATGATTCCAGACGCTGTACCGGCCTAGTATTTTAACGTAAGTCAGTATAAAAATCAACTCGTCTATTCCATGATCTCCCCAGACGGTTTTTATTGTGTATCTGATTTCGCATTCAACGACTTCATCGTCTTCGATCTCACTTGCTGTATTAAAACCCAGCGAATCAAGCTCAGCTCTATCGTCGTCTGATAACTCATCGTCGCCCTTCACCCTCTTTGGAAATCCGTACATGCTTGCCATGAAACTTCTTGGAGCAGTATTTCGGCTACCGTTCTCTCTTGAGTACAGGAGTCGAAATGATTTACCGTCATTCGCTTGATCAGAACCAGTTTCAGTTGATTCAGCGATTACGAATTTTTTAAATGAAGTCTCAGCTAGCATTATTTAGATTTTCTAACTTTTTGTGCAAGGTCTTTATCAGCCTTTCCCCAAGTTCCTGGAGATTTAGTCACAAACGAATTAACTCGAGCGTGGGCCCAAGCCTCTTGGCTCTGACCTGGTCTGTGGCCGGTTTTCCAAGCTGCCATTCCCCTGTTAAATACTTGTTTTAATACGCCGTACGGCATTTTCTTGGCCTCAGCCTTTTTCTTTAGAGATTTTTCAGCTGCTGCACTAATCTCATTGATCGTTTCAAATTCTGAGAATTTTAAAACTCGAGATTCGTCCATGCCTAGCTCCTTATTAATCTTTTCGGTCGCTTTACTCTTAACTTTGCTGCCCTTAAACTTTCCGGCCTTGTCTAGATCACCAGGCATTGGCTTATATGCTGAAGGATCAGAGTCGCTCATTTTGCTTTGACGTTTAATTTGAGCCTCTTTCTTGTCCTTTTGTGATTTGTTTAAACCCTTAAAATACGGACCTGACCGACCGGTGACCTTTGCTTCGTCAACGTTTGAACTAACTGCTTCCAAATTGTCTTCGTATAGACCTGGAATAACGATTAAATCCTCTCCGTGAAAATCCACAGGTTCATCAAGCTCAACCTCATAACGGTCAACGTCCGGTTCGTAACTATTTTGATAAATTTCTGAAATGGTAGCGGTCGCACCATCAACTTTTTCTAGGACCTCATTTTGCATCTCTTCTGGTCCCACTAAGATTCTTACTTTGTCGCCGACTGAAAAATTCATACTGGTTCTTTTTTAATTTTTAGGGTTAATTTTCCGGTTCCTTTAATTAGGCGATGCCATTCATGTCTGGGAATCCTTACAGTATTATTTAACGTGGTCGGTAGTGCATTGTCCAATTGAATCATCCAGTCAGTTTCAGTTATCGAAACTATTTCTCTAGACTCATCGTCCCTGTGCCATTTTAATTCGATCGGATCGATGTTTTCCGAGAATTCTCGAACAACTGTTCCGCTGTTATCAGTTAGGTCAGAGTAAGGTCTGCTCATTACCAAAAGCCTGGATAAGTTTTACCGCCCCATAGATGAGCGTATCTGTTTATTCTACAGGCCCAATAACCCGCTTTTGTTCTGTCGTTTTTTAAGTGGCACTGATGACGAGCAGCAAAGCTTTTTCTGGCTTTCGGATCGCTAACTCGAGCTTTTAGACCTCCGTGAACATCTCCGAATGCGATTTTTTTGACTCTTTTGGTCTTGGGATTCATTACATAAACGTAATACTTCTTTTGACCGCCTCTCATCGGTTTACCGATTTCAACCTTTTTACCGTTGTACTCTGCTTCAAATAGAAAGTCCAATGGAACGATTTCTCCGTCAAACTCAGCAAATCTGCCAAGATCAGTTTCTTCAAATAGGATCTGGTCTATACCGTTCAATTCAATCTCCCTGTTCTCATAGGCCGTGCGAGCTTCAGCCAATAACTCAAAATGTGCTTGACTTGCTGGACGATAAATTGATTCAGCAATTGAAAGTCCCTCATTGATGTGATAACTTAGACTCTCTGACATTGGATCTAGCTCAGGATTTGGAATCTTGTTCCAGGCCTTTTCTGAATTTAGACCCCTACCTCTTGCCAATTTAACAACCTCTGCTGTACTCTTTATGTGAATTAGAGCCTGTTCATAATCGCCTTCTTGTAGAAAAGCCTCAACCTCTTCTGCATCTTCTGGTCTTAATTGAACCATGTAGACAACTGCATGTCTTTGCTGATTGAATTGGCATCGAAGCGACATCATTGACACGGTGTGTCTAAATTCTTTATTCACATTGTCTCTTTCCTCTTGTGAGATTATTCCCATGTTCAGTAGGTCATCAGCCTCTTCCTCATCCATTTCATCGGGAACCTTTAAGAAGGATTCCAGACCCTTACAGTCGGCAATGCCGTAATACCACTCAGACTCTCCTGCGTTTTCGTTTATGAATTGCCCAAATGATTTTACCTGATTCATTATTTCCAATTTTCTTTTACGATTGTTCCACCGCATGCGCAGTTTTCGCCTTCTTGAACAAGTTCAGCCTCATAGGCTACACCGCATTCATTGCACTTATACGATTCTTGCATTGCAGTTTCTTCCGGAGTTTTAGGTTCCACTGCATCCTCATCGATTCTACCTCCACATGATTCGCAAACCATTGTTTCTGGCATGTTGGCCTTTTCGTACGCCATTCCGCACTCATTACATGAGTACTTCTTTTCGTCCATGCTTTCTTCTATCGGTCCCTCAGTCATTTCATTCTTTAGAAAGTTGAATACTTCTTCAATGTCATCCTTCGATGTTGCAACATGATCAACTGCCCAATTGTGACCGTTCTTTAAGATCATATCAATCTTAGCTGGATCCATTTTTAGCAATTCTTCAGCAAGTCTCTTAATTGTTTCAAGATTACCGAACATCATGTAATTTTCAACCTCATGGTGTTTTTCATGATCGATTTGACCAGCCGCATGTTGTGGCATTTCCATTTCTTGCGATCTGTGTGGTTCAAACAAACCTTCATCATCCGCCATGAAACTTTCAAACGTTTTAACGATTCTCATTTTTATAGATTATTTTGTTCTTTTATGAAATCTGCGAATCCAAGAACTACAGATTTTCCCTTTTTCTTTTTTGATTTTCCGTAATTGCCCATTGATATGAATTTATCGCCGGAACCAACTGTATCAGCAGTTGGTGGCACAATCGGTCCCATTGAACCTATTGAGCCTGGAACCTGTTGGGCAACGCCTGGCGCAACACCATCCTCAGTTACAGGTTTTGGTTTAGGTTGATCTACCACTGATGTATCAAGTATGAAGAGTCTAGTGAATGCATCTGCTTTCATTTCTCCCTCTCTACCTTTTACTGCTTTACCTATTACCTTACCTACATTGTTTAGAGTTTTTGAATAGATCTTGTTGAGATGCTCACCAGTTTTTGCGAAGGCTCTACCGGTTGCGTCCTGTGGACCCTCTCCCTTGCCGAATATGAACTCCATGAAGGACTGAGCAGCCTTTCTAAATTTCATTACCTTAGAATCGTCTGCGATCTGCTTACCCGTTACAGGCAGAGCAGTTCTTTCATAAAGCGGCAATTTTTTATTAAAGTCGTAATGGATTCCTTTGAATTTCTTAGTGTCAAAATCCTTATTCTTAGCCTGTTCAATCAAGCTCTTTTGAATATTATCGACCAAATTCATTAAGTATTCCTTTGCGTCTTCTGAAATATCAGGTGCGGTGTTTATGCTAGTTCTTAATTTGCCAGCCTCATTTATGATGTCTGCCTCGTTAGACCAGTTTGTGTATTGGAACTCAAATATTCTTCTAATTATCGCAGCTGTGTTCTTATTAACGAATGTGCCTTGCTTTATTTTAGCAGAGGAGCCTTTTCCCAATTTAGCATCAATCTTTTCTTCGTATTCTTGCTCTGCCTGCTTGACACCATCTGTTAATTCTTTCGAGATCCCAACCGTAGTTTCCTCAGCCGTGTGAATTGCTGAAAATACTTCGGCAGCAGCTTCTTCCTTTTGCTCTTGAGTCTCAGCCGCTGTGAATTTTTCGTAAGCAGCCTTTGCTTTTTCGGCAGGCTTTCTAATCTTCAAGGCAAACACGTCAGCAATACCTTCCTGAGTTTGTTTAACCTTTTCGTAAATTTCATCGCTGAAATCAGCCTTGCCATCCTTTGCAAGTCTTTCAAATATCTTTTCAAGTACATGAAGTCGTGCAACGAGCTGCATCAAGCGGTCTGTGATTCGATTGATCTCAACGTCGTTTGTTTCAGGTTTTGAAAATTCGTTTTCTAGGTCCTGACGATAGGCAGCGATTCTCTGATTAAGATAGTTAAAGTACGCGTCCAATACGGCTTTCATCTTTGGATTACCGAAATATCTTTCAAAAGCAGGATCTCCCAGTTTCGCATCTAGTTCATCCTCGTTCATTGAAAAAAAGGCGTCTAATAATCTATCAAGAATGTCGTTTGGATTCTCAGAGTCCTTCTCCTTATCATCAGTTGACCCAATCGCTTTATCTAGCTCGGTGCCAGCCTGAATAAGATCAGTCTCCAGGATTAAATCCTGTATTGCTTGTAATCTTTTTACCTTTAGAATCATTATGCTTCGAATTGTAGTAAGTATTTAGTTTTGTTGACAAGATCCAAAATCTCATCAGCTAAGTTGTAAAGCTCAGAATCCGCATCTCGGTCGAATAGCTGACAGAAAGTTCCTCTAAGAACCCCTTCTACCATTTCAAAGAATTCAGATACTGCCATTTCGTAATCACAAACTTCAATTGCAGCTTCTCCAAACTTAAGTTTATCTTTTCCGTATTTACCGGCAATCGCTTCAACGATGGTGTCCATTTGATCAATGAAACCTTCATAGAATGCACCATAGTGACGGTGCTCTCTATCGTATCGAGTTTGCCAATGAATGATTTTAGCCTGATCTGCGATCTGCATTAATTCTAACATGAAGTGAGCTACTGACTTCTGCTCCACGATTTCAATTTCCTGTTCGAGTCCAAACATTACTTTCTAATATTTTTTTGAGTCTTTTGCCACTTTTCCATAGGTTTAACCCAGAAATCTCGGTTAACATTCTTTTGTAGATAATCGTAAACGTCATTACCTGTAGGATGCTGCAAAACAGCGTTCTTTAAAGGTTCCTTTCCTTTACGATAGTTTTCTAAATTCTTAAAC